CCACATCATCGTTGGCCGTATCGATTGCGAAAGCGGCGGCGGCAGTGAAGGAGCTATCCTCGTTCACGTCAATCGTCAAGTCGGTCGAAAGAACATCAACCACCGTACCGGAGCACGGATTCCCGGTAGCCACTGGCGCACATCGAGCCACGTCCACGGTCGGCAGGCCCGACGAACTGACTGTGACAACCGCGGCGGTAAGGCTAATCAGGTCCATCCCGATGAGCTTGTCGCCCTCGGCGATGTGGAAAAAATACTTCCCATCGCCAGTCGTCACGGCGGTTGTGAAGTCAAACAAGGTCATTTGAACTGTGACTTGCCCGAACACCGAACCCGCCAGGGCGTCGGGGGTTACTGCCAAGATGGTGCTTGTGCCGGTATCAACCTCAGTGTTGATTGCCATCTCCGGGCAACCAACCGCTGTCGTGCTGGCCGCGTCGCAATCGAGTGTGTCGGGAGAAGCAGCCGTTAAGGTCAGCCCGGTTCCGCCCAAGTTGCTGTTGAGGTCATCGCCGTCAATGCTGCCAGCCGCGTACTGTCCGGCCGCGACTGTTCCGGCCAAGTCAGAGAAGTCCAGGGATTCAATCTTGTCTCGTACCGCGTCCTTCTGGGGTGCGCCAGTGTCCGCATCCCAGCCCGACGCATCGTAGGCTTCGGCTGGAGGAACGATGGGAAGCAAGGAAGTGAAATCTACCTGAGTGAAAAGATAGTCACTAGTGGGAGAGCCGTCTGCATCTCCAATCAAGCTGAGATAAACAACCTCAGCATCGGCTCCATCGTTGTGTTGCAGGCTGAGAATTGTCGTGCTGTTCGCCGCGTCCGCATCCTGGTTGGTGAGCGTCAGCATCACCTCAGCGGCCGCATCAAGTTGTCCGACAATATCTTGTTGGGTGGCTACGAAATCAATCGAGCCATCTGCTGCGGCATCACCGATAGAGCTCCACGCTGTCGCCCCACCAGAATCGTCGTCGTCCGCGCACTCCCACAACCCGCCAGTGGTATTGAACTTCTCGACTTGGCCGTTGGAACAACCACGCAACAGGCCCAAGTCGGCCCCACCTGTACCCCCAAACTCCATGCCTGATTCGTTAGAGGTAGAACCTGTTTGGTCGTCTATGTCAATCAGGTCAATATCTAGCGTGTCGGGCGCGGCTGCTGTGAGCACCAATCCGCTCCCAGCCAAGTTACTGTTGATGTCATCCCCGTCGATTGATGCGGCACCATACTGACCAGCCGCTGCCGCCCCAGCAAGGTCGGAAAAGTCCGGTTGGGCCTTGCTTATCACTCCGGCTGCTGAGATGGCGGTGAGGAAATTGTTCGCCGCTCCAGTATCAGGCTGAACCGTGGTCGAGTCAGCATTGGGGACGGTTACTGCCCGATCAGCCGTGGGGTCGGTGATGTTGAAGGTCGTCTCGAATCCATCGTCCGTGGAGCCCTCAAACTCAATAAAGGTGTGCTGCCATGTGGAGAGGTTGGTGCCAGAGCCGAGTTGTACTTGGTCGGTTCCGCCTGAGCTGACCACGATGGGGGAGTTGAACGCCCATTGCTCAGTAGCGTCGTATGTGATTGTTCCATCTGTGCCAGCAGGAGCAGCTTCAGCAGCCACACAGGCCACAGCGTTGGCGCAACGTAGGACTCCAGCCCCAGCAGCGGCCCCAGAACCATCGGTGTAACTCGCCCCTACGAAGGTGTTGGTGGTGCTGGATAGGGCGTAGGCTACTGTCTCATCAAGTTCGGTCGCGGTGATGGAATCCGCTATAACGATGGCGGTCAAATCCTCGGGAGCGTCGGTAGTGGTAAAGTCAATCGTGCCGCTGTCGGTCACGGTCAGGGTGTCGGATGCGCTGTCAGCTACCGCGTTCCCAATAGTCCCGAACGAGTTCCCCCCGCCCGCTGTGTTCAGATCAAAGGCGGTTCCATTTTCACAACCCCGCATCTTGTTGGAAGTGGAGTTGCCCTTTACCCAATAGTCCCCTGCGGCGCAAGTGGCGTCTCCAGCGCTTTCCGTGAAGGTGATGAGGTCATTTATCGTCACGTCTGTGAGCGTCGGGTTGATGCTGGCAACCACTAGCCCAGTCGTGCCTGTCTCGTTGGAAATCATTCCAAGGAACTCAGCCGAGGTCGTCGGAGCAAAGAAGTCCAAGGTGTCGGTGGAGTTGGGAACAGCGTTTCCGCCCTCTGTAAGAACCCCAGCGAAAACCGTCCCTTCGATCTCCGCATCGTCCTGCACAAAAAGGTCGGCCCCAGTTCCCGCCGTGTCGCAGTCAATGTTGGCGTTGTCCGTAGTCCAAGTGTCGCAGTTCACCATGTTGGAGTTGGCTGGAGCTGGGCCGGCGATGATGAGAGAGCGAGGGCTGTAAGTTCCCAAGCCTGCCCCTGAACCAGCTATGGCAAAACGAATTACGCTAGAGGATTCCATCCAAGCAAACTCTATATCGCTCGTTACTGGCCCACCTTGATTCACCCACAAGACCGCCCCGTCGAGGTCAAGTGAGCCGGAAATAAAGGAAGTTCTGCCGCCGAAGGAATTACCCAATCGCGCCATGCCATAGGTAGGAGTTCCATCGGTGTCGCCGATTTGAATGTCGAAGTCGGCAAGCCCACCCAGACCCGATGGTACAAATGTGTTCAACCCGGCCCAACTATTTGCGGCAGCGAATAGGTCAAAATCTACCCAATCGCTTCCGGTCCATTGAGCAAAATCAGAAGCACCTATACCAGCAAAGGTTCCCAGTACAGCAGTGGAACCGCTGCCGCTGGTTCCGCTCACGTCCGAGAGTAGGGTTAGGCTGTAGTCTCCTTCAACTGCGACCACCGCGCCGCTTCGTGTGAATACGCTAGTCACACCACCAGGGCAGGTATCCCACTTAATCCCAAATGCCGCTGTTGAATCAGCGATTAGGCAGAAGTCGTTTGTACCTACTGGCAGGCGATCATCTACCGTGTTGAATCCCCAAAGGTCGCCTTTGGTGGTGAGCGGAGACGTTCCGGTGCCGAGAATGTCTGTGTTGCATACAACGATTCCACCCGTCGCAATCCCGCTTACTTTATCGGTCCCGGTACAGAGAGCAGGAATTACACTGGTGCGATTTCCTGCTACCACGGCAGGCGTAGGACCACCAGTACCAGGAATGACTACTTGCCCCCAAGCAAGAAAAGGGGCTAGTAGTAGGGCAGCCAAGCCAACAAAGATGCGTATTCTCATTAGTTCGCCTCTGTGGTGGTGTTACCCAGCGGTTGAGATACGAGAATGTAGATTCTAGCCTGTCCTGCGTTCGTATCAGCGTGATCATCGCCAGTCAGGTCGCATTGAATCTCTATGTCCCCACTTGCCACCAGCATGAAGGGGGCGAACTTGTCAGTGGAGTCGAACAGCAGGGTACCCTTACCACCGCTTGCTGTCCCGTCGTGTAGTTCATACACCGTGGCGGCGGCAAAGAAGTCATCGTCGAGGGTGAGGTCGTTTGCTCCCCCCGCTGCTGTGCCGACTGAGCAAACCGCCGCAGAGAGTCCCACCGCAGCCTCCCACGCAGTTACAACCGATCCCACAACGTCGTGGATCATTGTGTTGGCAGGAAGTGTCCACAAGGTAAAGGTAGCCGCTGTCGCCGCAGCGGTCATATCGGTGTGATCTACCTGCTTGAAAATCCAGCGGGGCAGGTTTGATACCGCGCCTTCTAAGGCATTTACCGGAACAGCTGCTCGGCCAAGAACTATTGATGCTAGGTCAGAATCGTCGCCGAGACGCAGAACATCGGAACTATCAACAATCGCCACGCAAACGGCAGCACTTCCCACGTCTAGCGATTGGTAACATTCATTGTTGGGGCCGATGATGCCTGTTGCTTGGGGGCTCACATTGCCGAATCCGAGTTGGCCTAACACGCGAACTTCGGCACCGGACGCATTTCCAAGCGCAACATCATCATTTGCATCAAGTGATATTACCGCCACATTTCCTGAATCAGCCGCATTCCGGCTTTGTACTCCTACCAGACTACTCAAGCGAATATCTCCTGTAGTTGCTGGGGCTGCCCCAACCGCTAGACCTTCTGGCATGTACCAAGCTGTGAGGCTGCTCTGCTCTTGGAAGAGGGTGACGACATTTGCACTAGAGTTACTGACGGGAGTGTCCGTCGAACCCATTTGGAATGGGCCTATGCTTCCCGCTTGATGGTTTGCTGTAACGCTGACAGCCGTACCGCTGCCTGCACCCCGCAGGATTCCACCGACAAGATAATTGTTGTTTCCGAAGTCAAACCGAACAGCCGGAACCGTATCAGAAAAGGAGATGCGGTTGTTATACAACATGACGTTAGCTGCCCGATTCGAGCCATCCCCGGTAATGTCCACGACAGCTGCGGCTGTGACAATCGAACTTGCAGCTATAGTATTGCTTCCCATGTGGACGAACTGGGTCTCATCGAAAACTATGATTGGGAAGTCTGGATTCGTGGCATTGAAGTCCATGAAGTTTTCCACTATCCATATAGTGTTGGCCTCCACGCTGTTGACATAAATCGCGGTTCCCTGCTTGTTGTTCCCTCCCGCGTTATCGCCTTGCCAAATACATCCGAACCAGTTGATTTGGTTTAACTGTGTACCACCAGGGTCGGAGCGGTTCTCTACCCGAATACCAGCCGTCGCTGGCGTACCCCCCGTACCCACGCGGTCATAGCTGACGTTGGTGTGAACAATTCGTGCGCCAGCATCAATGTCCTCGGCCTGGCCCAAGAGAGTGAATTGCATCCGCTCCAGGGTTATGTCGGTGAAGAAGTTGAAGAAGATGCCGGTCTGCCCGTCAAGGGTGTCTGTGCCTTCAACGGCAAAATCTTTCAACTCTATCTTTGTGACTCGATTCGACCCATCGGTGCCTGCGACCCGAATCAGCGGTGTAACACCACTACTCGCCGCAATGATGCGAGTTCCTCCAACAGTCGTTGCACCCTTGTTGACCCCGATCAGAGAGCTATAGTCACCAGCGACTACGAAATCAAACGCAGGGCTCGCCGAAGTCGTGTAGGTGGCATAGCCCAGTAGAATCTGCACCGCCTTATTCACGGTGATGGTGGAAGAGATGACCTGAGCACCGATTATTCCGCGAGCGTCACAGATTCCTCCCGTAGAAGGTAACGCAGCAATGCAGGCCGCTATCTTGAACCCGGCGTCTGCACCTGCTAGCGTATCTACATGGATTATATTGTTCACCGTGCCGGCGTTAAAATTACCAACGTCGGCGGGCATCAGCACCGTGCGGGTGACACAGGTTGCCCCAAGGCATAGCTGCTCTTTGTAGAAACCAGGAGAAGCGTAGTAGGTGTAGGCAGCGGCAGAATCTACAGCGAGAGTAGGGCCAATTCCAATAGTGAGTGCTTTGTCGCTGAAGATCGAAGCGGTAGGAGAACAAGGTATCCCGCTGGCTGCTTCGGTGCAGACTCGAACAGTTGCACCTATGGCTGGCTTGCCATCTGCGCGCAAAACAGAATCATTCAAGATTCCGCCTTGGCCGAATGCAGGCAAAGCAAACAGCAACAGACAACCCAAGGCAATTAGTGTTCTCTTCATGGCTTCTCCTAAGAAGTCGGAGCTACAAAAGTAGAAAAATAAACCGTGATCCGAATTTTTCCAGCACCGGGTGTGCCACTGGTGGTAATTCGCAAACTTGCTGCGGCAGCCTGCACCGGCCCAGCCGCATCTGCTACGCTAGGCTGACGGTGCGCTAGTCCTACCTCAGTGTCGCCTGCGGTCAGGTTGCTACTGGCAGCCAGAAAACGTTCTGCTTGAGTAGCATCTCCCAAAGCCCAATCGGTTGCGGTTGTGATAGTTTCAGTGACACGCGCCACAACCCCCTCGATGATGGAGTTGGCTGGCAAGAGACTCGCCGCTGAGTCTGTGGTACTGCCACCTGTCGAAAGGGTGATTTCTTCGGAGATTTGCCCGCGAATCCATTTCCCCAGGTTGGCGCTTTCTTGGCTGACGTTGGCCTTCGGGGTTATGTCACCGCTGGCTTCCAGGGTGGTGAATTGCCCTGCCGCTGGTGTGCCAGAGCCAATCGGGTCGGGAGCATCCCAATCCTTACCACTTAACTTGGCCGCATTGAGGTTCGCAACTTCGGTGGTCGAGGAAATCACGAGTGGGGCTGTACCAGTCGTAACTGTGCTTATGATCTGGCCGCTGGCGGTGACGGCGGCAAGAGTGGTTGCGCCGGTGACAGTCAGAGAAGAAAACGCCCCCACATCTGCAACTTGGATATTATCTACAGTCCAGAGTTCGACATCGAACGCATCGGTGAGCTTGAATTTGTATCCACCTGCCGCCAACCAGATATTTGCTTCGCCATTTCCATCAAGTTCGGTTGGATTGGGATTGGCGACTGAACCTGCTTGGCTGGTGAAGGTTGCCTTCGGTGTAGTAGTCCCAGGTTCGTAGGTGTAGAGTTTTCCTCCTACCAGAGATGCACCCGTATTGGGATCAACCGCACGAAATCTTGGGTTCGATTGAATTAAGGCCATGCTATCTTCCCCTTCTTAACACTGGGAAACCTGGGAAACGCGGTTCTAACCGTTTCACTCCCGAAGCAGTTACGAATCCCATGAGCCTCGCAACGGCAGCAGCCCTACCATTTCGCCTTAGTTCTTCAAAGACCACCTTCTCAACCGTAAGAAGGCGCTTTGGGTTCGTCAGCCATCTACCAATAACTCCAGGCAGGCCAACCACTCCAGTACCAAAAGCCAAGCCTTGAACTGCCGCCGACGGAGCGCCCGCTACTGCCCTGGTTAACCCACCCGCCACTCCACCAACAGCCAATCCGATACCAGCCCCACCCGCTTGAGGGGAAATCAATTGTGGGTTGAAGCCAATAGAATCCAACAAACCAGAAAAACGCCTGAATCGTTGTAGGGGTTCCGCGCCTCCAAACAGTTTTCGCAGAGTGTCAGTACCAATCCTTCTTTCAATTGCGTTGATGGTATTAGAAATTGGAATTTCTCTTGTGGACTGATCGAAAATCCTCCTGATGGCAGAAGCACGAATAGGATTCAACTTTGAGAGAGGAATCTTTACTGCGCTCAACACTGATTCGATTCGCTTGAGTCGTGTGGCGGAACCTCTACGCAAGAGTAAATCTACTATCACTTCGGGGCTTTCTTGATTGAGGATTCCCTTGAGTGACCGCTTCTCCAGATTCTCAACGACAAACCTGAAATTTCTGCTTACTTTGAGAAATTCCGCATTCAGGTCAGGCCGACCAGCCCTTTGCAGAGCCTCGCCAATACTCTCGGTTAGGGCTTGATTCAATTTCTTGATGGTTCCCTTGCCAATTGTCGTTTCGGAAGCCTGCGAGATGGAAAATAGAAGTTTCCTCAGTTCAATCGCTTTCTCAACCGGGATAACGCGAGGCTGAAACCTTGTGATGGGTTTTCCGGCAGCAGAGAGAACACCTGTCTCTACTCTCTCTCCGGTCTTTGCAAAATCTTTCAAGATTGACATAGCACGGTTCAAATCTTCTACTCCCAACAGCGAGGAAAACTCGTCTGTTGATGAGCGCAATTTCCCCAGCATCGTACCAGCCGTTTCACTCAAGGCGCTTTTCCCTCGTATGGCGGCATCAGGCGCTTCTCTTGCAATAGCGCGAACAGCATCATCGAAGTTCGCACCAACGCGCTCTCTGGCTTTGTTCAAAAACGAAACCAACAGTTCCCCCGATTGTTCGGGTGGGAGATCAACCCGCGAGACGCCGCGCACAAATTCATCAATAGTGCGGTTGACTTCTGGAAGTTGTTTTTCCAGCCTGAATCTTCTGAATGCGGTTTTTCCTAAAATGGTTTGACCAATGAATCCTTCTACGGCCTGTCGTGTTGTTCCAGGGGAAACATCTCCTGCTATGACTGGAATCCTAAACTCCGATGCTGCTCTCAACTCTGGAGTAATCGTCCTACCGAACAATCGAGATAGAATTGGTTTGAATACAAAACGATTGAGTGCCGCGCCACCTAGTTCACCTGCACCACCCGCCACGCCCGCGAAACCAATTTCACTAGCAGCCTCGGCAGATGTTTCTACCTCTCTACCTACTGGCGCTCCGGCTCTACGGGTCAATTGTCCGGCAGCTTCACCGGCCGCACCACCAATAGCGGCGCCAGCAATCATTCCAGGCGGCCCGCCAGGAGTTCCAAATGCTCCACCTATCATCATGCCAGCTATTGCCGGACCTTCTTCCTGAGCAAAGTCCAGTAATTTCTTACCAAGTTGCACTCTCTGTTCTTCTACGAGCGGATTGGCTTCTCCTGCTCCACTAACCCCACCAAATCCAATCCCAGGTTGATTGACGAAGAAATCGGCAGGCAAAGTATCTGGCGCAGTTAGTGACTTTGACTTGTTCTTTTGGAAGAAGTCTGCGGGTAGCGTATTGGGAGTAGCGCCCATCTATTGCTTCACCCATATCGTTCCGTCGAATTCGTAGATAGCTCCCTCATGTTCCCTTCGATCTCCTTCCTGGGGAGCACCAGATGGCAACCCTGAATTGATACGAATGAGGTTCCATTTCATGCGGGCGCTGGCAATGGTATCTTTGAAAACATTGGGAACCAATGGGAGCCAGATCGCCTTGACATCGGCATCACTCGGACGAGAACCCTGTTGTGCCACGGCAAGGTTTCCGGCCAGAGCCAGTCTTGCATCTTGATAGGTTCGGAACTCAGGGTCGTCGGCCAAAGCAGCCTCAACTGTCCGACCAGCAGCTACGGCCTTTTGTGCAATTGCCAATTTCTCTGTGATAACCTTCTTGCTCAACGCTTCCAGCGCATCAATAGCAGGAACCAGTGTTTTCCGTGCCGCTACCTTGTTCCGCATATCGGCAGTGGGGGGTTTTAGAAACTCACCACCGAGTTCTTTCGGGACAAAGCGTGTTACCGCCCTGCCCTGATCATCCACGGTACTTATCGTAGCCAATCCACCGCTTCCTCTTGCTTTAGCAATCCGTATTCTCTGAGCTTCTTCCTCAGGAGACAGAAGTTTCCCAGCCTCTCTTGCGGCAATCTTTTCGTCAAGTTCTGCTTGTCGTAGGGCTTGGTCAATTTGGTCTTTTACGGAAACCGCTTCTAACATGGCCTGACGCGCCATTCCAGGTTCATATTGCTGCGGGAGTTTGGCGGCAACTTCTGGAGGCAATTGAGCGAGAGCATTGGCATACATCACTTGCAAGGCTTCGGGCGAAGCAGGCGATGCCTCATTCTCCTCTGCGGCACGAATCGGGCCAGCCAATTGCCCCATTAGTTCTGCCGTAGCTTTGGCATTTTCAAGCTGGCCTTTTCGTTGTGCTAGCTTCGCTTTTTCTGCCGCCGCGCCCTGTGCGGAGAATTCCGCTCCAAACTTTAGTCCTGCGAGTGGGGCCACTTCTTGAAGTCGGGCAAGAATGTCAGCGCGGGTTCCACCCGCCCCTACGGCGCCACGAATGGCTTTCTGCCTCGCGCGCTCCCTTTCCATATCCTCCAGTTGTAGCTGGTTGATCTGACCGCGCTGCTGCAATCGCCGCAGATTGGCGATGCGGGAGAAGGCTGCTATCGGGTCAAAAGGACGCGAGACTCCCCGCGCCGTGATGGAGGGGTCAGTTCTGAATGCTCCCATCTTACTAGCTCCCTATTGGAAGAAATCGCGCACATCACTGGCGCTCGGACCAGCCCCGCCGCCTTGTGCCAACTGACTCAGCAGCAAGAAATTCAAACCAGTATTAACGCCCCCGCCTATGCTTTGTCCCAGCGCAGAGAAACCCGAAGCCCTAGCTGCTGCTGCTGCTGTTTGACCACCTACGGTCAGATTGCCGATGTTGGTTGCTGTTCTCGCCCCTAATTCTCCAAGTTGAGCGCCTGTAATTTGGCCTAGTCCAGCCACACTCGCCAGTCGGTTAAAACGACCAGCACGTTCTGTCTGGAAACGATTGAAAGCACTTTGAAATTCCTGAGAGGCCGTTCCTTGAGCGAAGCGTTCCAACTCTTTCAATGTTCCACCTGAAAGCAACCCACCCCGCGCAGCCGCCGAACGCTCTAAGGCTTTTTGTCCTTCAGACAGGCGAAACTCAAAGCCTGGGTCAGCTTGAAAATCCTCTAGGCTGAAATCTTCCTGCAATGAGCCAAATTCAGGGTCGGTTTCGGCTCCGGCAGGCGCAGCGATTCCGCCCCTGAAACGCTCAGGAACGTCAAAGCCAAACTGATCTCCCAATTGCCTCAATCTCTCAAACCGGCCTCCATCTTGCAACTCAGGAGAGTCAAATCCTCGACTGATCTGTGGTACTCCTCCTGGTTGACCTGTGGGCTGTCCTGACAAGCCCAACAAGAAGGCTAACCGTTGAACCGCTAATGTGCCTGCTCCAAGAAAAGGAGCAAGATTCCCTTGAGTAATGCCAAATTGCCTGCGCTGTTCGGCAATTGCCGCTTCGGAGGAGCGTTCCGCTGCTCTAGCCTGTACCGTCGCACCCTTCTTAGCCAAGACCCCACTAGCAACCGACCCACCTATTGAAGCTGCCGCTAGGCCGATCCCAATCGCAGTTCCGATAACAGCCAATTCTACATCTTCGGGGGCGCTGGGAAAGACCCGCGAAAGCAGAAAGACAATCCCCCAAAACAACGCTCTGTTCATGCTGATTGCTCCTCTGGAAACGAAGCAAATAGTACCACATCGCACAATTCACCTTGCCGCCGTGTTTCCTTCTTCAACTCGCCTTCAAGTTTTGCTCCCAAGCGTCGGAGGAAGATGCGGTAAGCACGATTGTCAGCCAGGGCCATCCAGCGAATCTTTCTCGCCCCTTCAGAGAAGAACCGCCCCAGAGTTAGCTTGGCGGCTTCCAGTTTCTCTCTTGGCGTCAAAGCGTCCCGATCAAATACCAGATGGCCGGCAAAGACTTGATCGCCTACATGCTCTCCCCACAGACAACCAACTACAGTTCCTTTCTGGACGATGGCGTAACTCTTTCCCCCAGCTTCTTGATCCCGCTGTGCTTTCTCTGTCATCTCCTCAAAGGTCTTTGGTGTAAAGTCATCCACCATTTGATCTTTGAACTCCTGCATCCAGCGCCAAAACAGTTGCAGGCATTCCTCTGGAAAAGGGGAAAGGATTTCATACTTTGGTTGAATTGCAACCGTCATGCCATCCGTCCGAAACCAGACAACTTAAAGCCTGGGATATAATCTCCTATGCCTCCCGTGCCGCTGTCGGAAGTACCGCCCCCACCAGAGGTTGAACCCCCTCCGCCTTGCGAGACACTGGCGAGTGCCGATCCTACCCAATAGAGTCCATCCTTGAGGGTATCTCTGAAATCAGTCGTGACGCTATAGGTTGCTGTGGCGGGATCGTAGGTAACGAAATAGAACACGTTGTAGGCTTTGCCGGTAAATTCGATGGCGGCTAATGGGCCACGAGTGAGAAAGCCCACCTTGGTTCCTTCATAGCGATTCCAAGTAGTACCCACACCTCCAGGCCCATACACCCGCAACTTGCCAGTGCTGGCATCAACATCAACCCAATCTACCACAGCATCGTTGCTGGAATTGATAGAAACGCTAGGGTCAACTGATTCGGTGGGAATCTTTCCCGCTTGTCCAAGTTTCTTATAGAGCAAATCAAACCAGCGCCGACCCTGAAGAGTCAGCATTCCTTCTTTATCCACAATCGCCGTGCGCGGGGGTTCAGGCAGTGATGGAATCGCCATTTAGTTCCTCAAGCCTTCTGCGTCAAGCAAGGCTGAAATCATTGTGACAGGGATGGGATCGGTGATTGTCACTTCAAAAACAAAGTCCCTTCCTTGTCCAAGCCTGCGCCACAAAGCTCGATGCAGAAATTCGCCTTGTTTACCGACGCTGGCCCAATGTTCGTTTCCCCAAGAGTGCCCACCATCACGAGAAATTCTCAGCATAGCTTGTGGGTCAGACCCTTGCCCACTTGCCAAGCCCATCCCAGTTTCCATATCAAGCTGAAAGGCGTGCATGGTGAAGCGAGAACCGTTGTTGCTAAGATGGGGCGAGCGGCGCTGACGGGTGATTGTTGCCCCATCGTCGGTATAAGTGGAATCATCAAGTTGGTAGAGATTGCCATTTTCAAAGTCGTCCACGATGTGCCGACCACCTGCAAAAGCATGGTTCTGAGCACGATGGCGGGTGCGAGTTCCATCGGATTTGGTGTAGTCACGCTCATGCCAGAGTCCGGTTGAAACATCCAGCGCCCAAGTCGTATTGGCGTTTGGGAAATTGACGACATAGAAGGCGTGGCCTTTTCCCTGGTAGGTATAGGCGGTTGCTGTGGAGATGTCACCATAGCCAGCAATTGCATTCTCAACTGCATGAGTGCTGACCCGCTTCCACTGATACCCTAGAGCCCGATTGACGATGTTCTGCCCATCCAGATCACGGGAAACACAGAAAATGCTGTTATCCAACTTCTGCGCTGTGTTGGCAGCGGCAATGCCTTGCTCCAAAAACTCCCGTCGTTCAAAGGGAAAGTCTAATGCACCAGAGTTGAAATAAACTTCGCTGGAGGTTCGACCTAAAAGCCACACTTCTCGGTGGTCAACCAATAAGGTCAAGAGGTCGTCGGTAGCACCCTCCTTGGTGGCAAAGTCCAGACCGTTCCAACTGGTAGCATCAGTTAGATCGGAAATCCAGAACTTGCGCGTTCCGACTTCATTGACAATCAGGTATTGATCCACAAAAGCACAAGCGGAAGCGACGGGAAAATCAGGGTCGGTGATTTCTGCAAAGGTGTTGGTGCTGAATCTGAAGGTGTAGCCCTTCAATCCATCTACTAATAGAAGATCAATCCCATTGTCCGACATGCAGACTTGTCCGGTGAATGTTCCGAGTGTCCCGTACTCAACGGCGGCGGTGAGCGTGATTTCGTAGAACTTGCTTCCACTAACTGCAAACAGACGGCCATTGCCTGCGGTGTAGAGTCCACGGCCAGGGCCTGCGAGTGTAGCGATTCTTACCAAGCCCGGCGTGCCAATCAACGCAGCAATCTCCCGATTCTTTCCGGTACCTTTTTCGTTCAATTCAGCGTAGAGATTGAGAGATTTTTGAGCATCAACCGAAACTGATCGCAGCGTGTAGGATGGGCCGATGAATCCGGCAAAGGGGCGCATTACGGAATCCAACCACCACTTTTGATGTCGTACCGTCCTCTTCCCCTTCGTACCAGCAAGGCGTTGTCAACCCGTAGTTCGGGCGTGATGCTGTTGATGCGTTTCACGTTGGCCTTAGTCTGAACGGCAGCAATAGCAACTGCGGGAGGCACAGCTTTGCCATATTCGGGAGCCAAGCGGATCGCCAGTTCATAGACAATCGCATCGGCATATCCTGGCGGGAATGCCATTGCCTGATTGATGTTTGAAATTTGGCTCAGAAGATTCCAAGTGTAGATTATGAAGTCGTAGGATTTATCGGTTACAGGCCAGAGATTGATTACTCCCAAAGGATGCTTGGCCTCATAGTAGAGAATGTAAGGCCTGCCGGTAATACTCTTGTCCACAATGCTGGCCCAACGGTCTTGCTGCCAAACCGTGATGGGATATTCAAGGCTGTCTTCACTGATCCAAGGCTGCCCTGCTTCAATTCGTTGCGGGCGTACTTGATCCAGGTTTCCTCCTGGCCCAATCTCCAAAGAAGTTATAGCTGCAGAAATTGTGTAAGCATTTCGATTTACCACATGAACCAGCAATTCCTCGGTGTTCCAGTTGTCCAGCATCCGATTGATTTCTTCCAAGGCATCGGCCAGTTCGTTGCCGTTTATCTCTTCTCCACTGGCAATGGCACCCAATTTACGCAAGGCGGCTTTCACCAGCTTCACTCCGGTAGTGGAGTGTTGATAAACGGCATAGGGAGAGAGAAGGATTGGCATTTAGGGTTTCCGTTTCTTTGGCCCGGTTGGAAGCTGCGGAGTTCGGACAGGCGTTTTGCGTTCGGGCTTTTCCTTCTCTGCTTGCTTGTGTGCATCTTTATAGCCCAGCGCTTTCAGGCTGGCTTCATCTTTGGCGTCATTGACCATAGCAACGCCGCCCTCATCAGACACTAGCTTTTTCGGGTATTCGCTCATGCTGTTCTCCTTGAACAAAACAAAACCAGATACTTGTTCCCGGGACGACAGTAGCGGTGGGGAGTAGTTCATCCACCGCCTGCCTTACTGTTTTCCAATCGTAGTCATGGCCGCAGAGCAAGCCTCCCGCACGAAGCATTGCCAGTCCGTTTTTAATGTCACGCTTGACAGGCTCGTAGTGGTGATCGCCGTCAATGAAAAGCATATCTGGTTTCTGCCCCCCGCCGTGTCCGTTGAACCACTCAGGCGGTAGCAGGTCAACCCTCTCATTGTTGGCACGAACAGGAACTACCTTGCCGGAATCAATATGTTCCTGTAGGTGCAGGCAAAAACCAAGATAGAGATTTTCTTCAAAGTCCGGCGTCAGGTTCTCAAGAATCTCTGGCCCCCAATGAGGCTTTATCCCCGTTCGCCAGTCGTCCATTGCATAGACTTTTCCAACCGCGTTGTCAGCCAGGACGCGAGTTGAACGCCCAAGGAAAGAACCAAATTCCACAATCAACTTATGCTGCTTTGCTTGGGTAGCCAGCCAAACCAACTCTCTCGGTGCCATGTAACCCGGCGTGCCTAGTGCCTTGGTCAAACTCACATTCGATTTGGCGCCACCAGGAAGGCCAAGCAGGTACTCATGGTAGTTGCCTGCATACGCCTTCTTGCCGATGTGGTGAAAATTAATGTCGGGATACACCCATAGTTGCCCCCCAATCTCGCGCCACAAGCGGCAAAAGAAATAGTCCTCGGGATAAAAGCGCCCCTCAAAGACTCCTGTACCAAAAAAGTTATAGGCTTCTTTGGTGGGTCCATTTTTAAGCCCCATAAAGTTCTTTTCATACTTCAATTCCGGGTAGTGTTTGGCTAGGATTTCAAAAACTTCTCGCTTGATTCGCATGAAGCCTGCGGGGAGAAACAAAGCCTCTACCAGCCCATCACGTCCCAAGAGTCTGCCATCCTCGGTCTTGAGTTCTATCGGAAACTCTGCAAGGTCTTGCTTGAGTGGGTAAATCCCGGCAATAACGTGGTCAGGTCGTTCCAAGAGTTCCACGACCGCTTTCGCATCGAACCCCACATCGGAATCAATGAAAAAGAAATCAGTCGCTTCTTTGTCGGCCATGAAATCTGCTACTAGGTTGTTTCGTGCCCTGCTGATACAAGCACAATCACAAATGGAAAATAAGTCGTGGGGGATTCCCTTGAGGTCAAGAATCCTCTGAACGTGCATCAGGCTTTGTGCACACTCCATTTGGAGTGCGCCGGTGAGAGCCGGAATCGCAAAGATAACCTTCATAGCGGGTTTTTGCTCCCGCAGTTTTTACGCCGCCACTAGGCCAAGTGCGATCAGCTTAGTGCGAAGGTCGTTTGCTAGGGTCTGCGTTGTGGCGGCATCTGTTCCTGCCGCTGCAATGCTGGCTTGGACCACTGGCGTAATTCCATAGAAAGCAATGGGATCACTCGCCTTCAAGCCAACCAACCCGGCAATCGCATTGTTCGTGAGAGCACCTTCCGGTCGTCCCATGTTCCTCTCTCCTTGCTAGAGCTAGTGGGGGCGTTGCACGACGCCCCCTCCAGCTTTCGCTTCGACTTTAGGTTGCGATGAGGCCCAAAGCGGCCAACTTGGTCCGCAAGTCGTTTGCTAGGGTCTGAGTCGTAGCCGCGTCGGTGCCCGCAGCGGCAATCGTCGCTTGGACAATCGGCGTGACTCCGTAGAAGCTGATGAGATCTGTGGCGGACTGGCCGAGGCCTGAACCGCCAGGGTTCCCATCACTCACTTGCTTAGCTGGTGCAGCCATGTCAGTTCTCCTTTAGCCGTCCGCATGTATTCTGACAGCAATTTCCGGGTAGCGAGTCTTGTACCCGTAGATGATGTCAAACCGAGCGGGGACTTTGTAGTTGAGAATGTCGAACTGCTTGGCGAGGTTGAAGCGCAAACCATCTACGGTTTGCCGTGACCCCCATGCGCCAAACTGACTCGGATCAGGCAAGTCGGCAGAAGCGAACACAAAGGCTTCCTTGTGAAAGGCCAGCGAACCGTTAATTAATTCACTAGCGCCTGCACCAAGGTTCACAATCGCCTTGCCATCGGCCAAGCCAGTGACATTCTGTTTCGCTCCTGATGTGACGGTGGCAGGGGAAATTGGCATATTGCCAGCACCGTCGAAATCAGCCGTCACCACGAACTGTTGCAGAATGCCCGTACTGGTCTTGGTTTCAGGGTGAACACGGAACAAGTCGGCAACTGTGATGATGTCACCGGCCAGGTATGTGAGGGTGCCGGTGTCAACCGCCAGCAATGCCCCGACAACCGGGTTGTTGGTTAGATAGGCCCCAGCCTTAACTTCCGTCCCGGTGGTGTGGTCGGAAACCAAGCTGGACGAACCAACATCAAAGCCGCACACCGACCCCATAATCCCGTCACGGAAGTTCTTGTTGAGATCGCTTTGCGGATTGAACAAACCCTTGTTGGCGTTGAGGAACTTCGCCACATGAGCGTTGCTCAGCAGAGCCGTGCGTTCGGCTGGCGGGGTGAGGGTATCATTCAACTTCGCCTGAGCATCTGCTACATGGCTGAAGTCGAATGCCGCCGCATCGCCGTCAATGATGTTGTAGATGTCCTTGGTCATGTTCACCAAGGCATCGGACTCCACGTTGGCGGCCAGAACAGCCATTGCTGGTTCCAAGATGCGTTTGCTGAAATCGTCCAAACTCAGGGCGAGTTCCTGCATCCCGAAGTTGACCGCAACGTGCTTGTGTTTGTTGATGGTGAGTGTTTTGCTCGTTTCCACAGTATCCTGAACGACCATTGTTGCGCCGTCAGTTACCGTGTATCGGTTGGCATCACGAAGCCGGAGAGAATCTCCAATCTTCGCACCTTCCCTTCCAAACGAATCGTCGTACTGCCGGTCAATGCTTCCTACGAAAATGGCCTTCTGGTGAAAAACGCGGCCAGCTTCACGCAGAATCATATCCGGTGTGAGAATGGTGTTAGCCATCGGCTTTTATCCTCTAGCGCGGGAGCGCACTTGTGCTCTCCTTGCCTTCAGCCACTCATCGGTACTCATTTGGCCCGCCGAGGCAGGGTCGTCTGGTCTTAGCTTCCTTCCTCCGGCAGTCTTTTTGATAGGGGCGGTTGGCTTGGGAGCACGCGACACAGCAGGAGTTTCGGTTTCTTGGCCGTTCCCCTGTGTGTTTTGTGCGAGTTTGTCCGCGATAGCGCCCAACGACATCACCGCTGATTTTGGGTTCTGTTTGGCGATTCGTTGTAGTTCATCCGGGTTTTGTCCGAGAAAGTAAAGCACTGCTGGTCCTTGGTCGGAAGCCATAATCGCCGCAGCCATTTCCTTGGTCGCCGGGCTGTTCAATTGCCCCAACATACCCAAAGCAGCATCAGCCACTTCATCGTAGCCCTCACCGTCTGGCGGGCTTTCGGGTAGGGTTTCTGCAAACGCAGCCTCACGTCCCAGAAACTCTCGCCCTTGCTGTTGCTGCTCTGTTTGGGCTTGGCTTTCTCTTGCCTTCGTATCGCGCTCGGTTAGCCGTTGCTCCAGTTTCCAATCGGTCAACGCTTCGGTGTAAGCAGCATGGTCGAACCCACCGCCATCTTCTTCCTTGATAGCGAAATCCTCTGGTTTTGGTTTGGACTTCGCCTCAACAGCGGTCGGTTGTTTTTCTTCCTGCTGGCGGCTTTGTGCTTGTCCGCGCCAGTAGTCAGCTTCGGCTTGGGCTGCTTCGGCTCGTGCATTGAGCTTGCGAATGCGACGCTGAAAGCCTCCTGGTTTCTTGGGCTTTTTAGCTTCCTCTGTCTCTTCCTCGTCACCCGTAGTTTCGCGGGTTTCTCGCTCTTCTTCAGGCGTTGCCGATTCAACCTCGGTTTCGCCCTCCGTCGCGCCAGGGACTACTTCCTTTACTTCCCCAACTTTTTCTTCGGTGGACTCGGCTACTTTTTCTTCTGGACTCATCGAAACCCTCCGATGGAGTTTTCCCAGCGTTTATCCCCGCTGGTGGGGAAACCTTTTGAGGCCAACAAAAAACCCCGAACATCCCATCTCTGGGAGTCGGGGTTCGTGACCCTCCAAACTTTAGGCGGTCGATGCCGCTCTACTGCGTTGCTACTACTTGTTCAACCCTCCTACTTGGAATCATTCTCGGAAAGGAGAACTTGTTGAGATATTTGCAATGGCACTTCACCTCAAATTCTCCTTTCTCAACTCGCCCCTTCAGCAAGAGCCGTCGGCATCTCTTACACCTGAGTTCGGCCATCATCAGATTTCTTTGGCCGTCTGCGCTGACTCTCTTGCCTTTTCTTGCACATCAACCTGCAACCGGCTCTTAATCGCATCAATCTCTGCTTTTAGTAGCGCAATTGCCTCCTGGCTGTCAAGTCTTTGTTGCTCTAGTTGTGCGTTCACCTGGAGTTTCGCCATCTCGATCCCTTGGCGGCTTTGCAATTCTTGGACTTCTTGAGTCCGTTTTTCCAGTTCCTTACTCAGGGCTTCAAGCATCTGCTTCGCTTGTTCCAACTGAGCCTTTACTTGTGGGGGAATGGGCTGTTGGCCGTCTTGCAGTTCGGGGGGGAGGAGTTTGTGGAGTCGCTTCGCCAATTCCTGCGCTTTCGGCATATCCAAGTTTTCCGCCAAGATGTCGCCCGCTATCTGCATCAATTGCGGATAGGCTCTAGTCAGTTCGATCATTTGGGCGGCAACTTCTTGGCGCTTGGAGCCGAAACTTGGCCCAGCGGTAGCAATCACATCGTATTTGCCCACTCCGAGCTTGTAGTGCTTAGGCTTTCCATTGTCTTGGAAGCGTGCATTTACGCGCACGATCTTTTGTTCTTCATCTTCTCCGATGATTCGCACCATGCGGTCGGTATCGTAAATCTTGGGGATCAGGTCAACCTCAATACGGGCGCCATGTTCAACCGAGCGCCGCAAGTTATCGCCATAATGGAAATTGGAAGTTTCCCCTTGCTGTACGCGGGCGATGATGGCGCGCCCGCTGGTTTCGTTTGAAGGTGCACCGATTTGGGGAGGATTAGTTCCCGTAGTTGCAAACAAATCATCTACAGCCTCTCTGCGGGCATTGATTATGGCAACGATGTTTGGATCGGCTGCTAAACGTTGTGGGAAAGGAGCAGGCTGACCTGCGATGGCCGTAGGTTTGATTTCCAGCCAAGCTAAATTCCTTGTGTTGGCTTCGGCCCACTCTTTTCTGTGGCCTTCAAGCTGGCCCTCATAGACGATTATGGGTGCTTTGGGTGTTAGGGCAATGGATTCAGTTTCAGCCGATGCCATCCAGTTCAATTGTTTTTGCGGCTCTTTGGCGTTGCGAATGATTCCATTCAGGTGCAGCTTGCCATCTATCTCAATCTCATCCCCGATTACTTTCACAATAGGAATCCACAGTCCCAGCCATTCGACTTGCTCCAAGACTTCGACTGCATTCAACTTGCAAGATTTGATGTAGGGAATTTCAGTTTCGCGGTTAGCAATGACTGTGAGTTCTTTGTCTAATTGCTTTTCAAGATTCTCTAACTCACTTTTCAGAATCGGCAATGGGCCTTGGGGTGTTTCTACCATCAAAAGAGTTTCGCGCCGACGCTTGCGGTAATAATACTGCACGATCCGAATACCTTGGTCGGTGATCCAATCTGCATCGTCATCACCTGTGGCTCTGAAATCATCAAGTCCTTTAGCGTCGGCATCGGGGTAGGCTTGCTCAAATTCTTTTTTGGTAAATTGTTCGGTGATGAAACCAAAGTCGGCATCGGAACCGTCCGGTTCTTGGCTGGACGGGTCGAGATAGACGCTGAAAGGATTTCTAATTCGCTTGATAACAATATCCTGGTCGAAACTCATCGCATTGGAAAATTCCGTGGTGATATGCCAGTAACCCCAACCCATAGCGGCAGCATAGAAAGCTGCTGTGTCAAAAGCTAAATCCGCATGAGATTGGACATGGATATGTCGAATGATTCCTTGCAAGACTTCCGCTGTTTCAATATCCGACTTGTCGTCTACTGGCAGAACCCTGGAAGAAATGCGATTGCTGCGTTGGGGATTAGTTGTTGCCCGAACCAATCCCGGCAGGCGATTGATGGTATGGCAAGGACGGTCATTGGTAATACGCTCGGTTTTGATTCTGTCGTCCCATTGGTCGCCATTGAGAAAGCGCAAATCTTCCAACGCTTCCACTCGCATATCATGTTCGGCATCCTGAACCTGCCGGAACTGTTCTTTCGCTTCGGCAATCAGGTCTTGGTCGGAGATGTTATCAGGCATGACTTCTCCGACGTTTGAAATGTTCCACCTGGGCCAACCGGCGCAAGGCTCCAATCTTGGAACGGAAAGGCCCGCCCAACCTTCGACCTTTCCTGCTTCTCACGGTGAACCCCTTCTTTTTGTTTCCGTGGATGCTCATTGTTCTGTGTACCTCACCGGCCAGTAGGCCAAAGCCCACTGGGGTAGGAATGTTTCTTTCAGGAATTGAAACCAGTTGGAAGGCTTGTCCACCACATAAACTTTCCCGTGATGAGTTTTTCTGACCTCTCTCAAACTTTCCCGTGCCAATTCTCTCCTGCGCTTTCTGCTCAGCCTAACCACTCTGGGATTGAGTGTGAGTCTGTTCACCACATAGCGCCGAAGTTCTTGCCGGGAGAGCTTGCGTTTTGGCCTCAAGATCATGTTATACTCCAACTTGAGTAAACTGCTTGGCTGAGACAGCAAGTAGATTGTCGCGTGAGGCCGGATACGGAGTAAGAAGGCCCCGAAGCTACTATGTCTCGCCCTCCAGCTTTTCCAGGCAGGTGAAAACGCGACATTTCTCTCATACTCTCATCCAGCCTGACTCAGAAACATTGAATTGCTGATAGTGGCTGTGGTCTTGTTCTGGCACGGCGATTTGCACGGCAAAGCTCATTGCCAGCATATCCCCAACATCAGGCGAAGCCAAGCCCCTTCTCTTCATATCCGCCTTACGTTCTAACTGAATTTGCCCTTTATTGGAAGTAAGATATTCTGGGCCAGTCAAATCGTCGGCCAATTCCTGTAGGTCGGGAATCTCCGCGCCTTCCCGGAGCCAATCGCGTACTTCACCCCAAATCTCTGCTCGGCGGTTGAAGTATTTTTCGGTCTTGTTGGCTCTCTCGGCCCCGTGGAACTCAAAGCACTTATACCCGCGCGCTTTCAATTGATCCACCACGCCGGCCCCCAAGCCGTCACCATCTACTACCACTGCGTTGGGTTCCTCTTTGGTAATGAACTCAATCACCCGCTCAGCCACTTCCACAGTGTCCAAGCCGCGGTATTTCTTCAACAGGGTTGCCTTCCTTCCCTGGCGCAGACCAATCACAGTCTGGTCGTCACCAAAGCGGGCTACATCCACACTCAGAATCTTGGGCAGACTTTCATAGGCCAGAGCCTTGTACTTCCGAGCCGCATCAACCAAATCCGAAGGAATGAACTGCCGGGACGACTGAGAGGGAAACAGTCCGCGGACCCAAATCTTAGTGTGGTCCTCACTCTCGCCGCCGTAGTCCTCGACTTCTTTGGCAATCTGCTCTTTGTTGGTTCCTTCGACGGTGCGAGAGTCAATCTGATAATTCTTCCAACGGTGTTTCAGCCGGCCAAAGCACTCTTTGAACCGTCCGGTATTGCGGGTGGGATTCCCAAACGCCAGCCAAATAATTACGGTGTTTTCATCGGTCAAAGCGCCGTCGGTGACTTCCCAAATCTTGTCGGCAATCCTGCTGGCTTCGTCAAAAATTACAACAATCATTTTCCCCTGGTTGTGCAGGCCGGCAAAGGCTTCGGGGTTATTCTCCGACCAAGCAATGCGGTCCATGCGCCACAATCGTTTGCGCTTTTCATCTTTGATACTGATGGTTTCGGCTTCCTGGTTGAACCAATGGGAATTGAGCGCAAGATTGAACCACTTGTTGACTTCCGGCCAAGTTTTCGTTCGCAACTGCGGCTCGGTATTCGCGGTCAGAACGATCTTGCAATCCTCACAGACAGTCATGCCCCACTGAGAAATCATCCCCACCAGGGCAGACTTCCCAATCCCTTTGCCGGAAGCAACGGAAATCAGCAATGGTTGGAAGCGGGTTTTGGGATTCCTGAGATGGTCGCCAATCGTAGTAAGAATATCTGCTTGCCAGGTACGCGGTCCTTTTACCCCGGCCAGATCGCCTTCGCCCCAGGGCATGATGTACTTGATATAGCCCAAGGGGTCGCGTTGGTTCACAAACCGGCAGATGTCGTCACACAACTCTAGCTCGGCTCGATGGGCTTTTACATCGGCTCTCATGGTTTGAGGCCCATACGTCGCAAACCCATCAGCATCAGCCTGGAACCCAACTGGGCGCGGTCCTCACAGGGCGACCAGTAGCTCGATACTGTTTTTTCGCTGTCCTCCATTGCGACAATCACGCTCCGAATGTTTGGCGTTTCCTTGGCGATTCTAAGACATTCCTTCAATTGCTCTACTACCTCTCGGTGGTAGGCTTGGGGCAGCGTCTCCAACACCCTGATTTTGTCGGTGGCTTTCACAGGAAACTCTGTCTCAGTAATCCGTGGCCTTTCTACATCGTCCGTCCTTGCCCTACCCGGTTCCTCGTCCGGCTCTTTGCTCCCCTCTCACACTCTGTAAACTTTTTTGCCAAAATCCCAAAACCCGTCCCTGGGAAGGAGGAGGGGAACTGTTCCTTTACCCCGCGGGGTCGCGTTCTGTTTCATGGGGGGTGCCCCCCTCCCATCCTAGCCTGTGCCTCCCATCCCATCGGTCGGAGTAGGACGTGGGTGCTGTCTTGCTAGTTGACATAAAGCATCTTATCGGCAGTTAGGTTTGTTCATTCGCTTGGGGTTATGGGTTCGGGCTGTTTATCAGATGCCCTATCCACAACATCTTGGGGTAGCTGGTCCACCTCGCGGCGACGTGCGGCCTGTATCCTGCCGGCCAGAACAGCAACCCTAACGTCAAGTTCAACCCGCTTGGCTGCGAAGTCTCCGCGCAGTTCGTGAGCTAGTCTGACTGCTCTGAGCCTAACGTCGTGGGCCACAAGTGGCTTAGAGTACACGATGTCGCCAGTCTTCTGATGGATGAATGCCTTTGTCTCTTTCGCGTTCATGCCTTGCTTGACTCTCTTTGCCAACTTCTCGACTGTGAGGCCAGCGGCATCATAAATGCGGGTGAGTTCTCTTTCTCCGTTGTCACTCTTGATGATTCGGTTACCTGTTTGGGGTGCTGAGACAGGGGAAAAGCCTGCCGCTATTGCTGACTGAGTAGCATTGCCCTCTGTGGGGGAGTTAGGGTCGACGTAGGCGCGGATTAGTCGTCGGTGCTTTGGGGTTAGGCTGTTTCCGGCGGTTCTGAGGTCAATGCGGCCTGATTTGGTGAGTTTAGGTAGCTTGGGGTCTTTCCGGCGTTTAGGCTTACTCACCGGGCAACCCTACGCTCTCAGGGGGTGCTAGTCAAGCCCGCCTTCCACGTGGTGACATCCTTGCGTCAGACAAATCAGTCGGCGGCTGGGGTCTTTCGTCCACTCATCCATGAATAGCTTGCGCTGATGAATAGGGCAGAATCCACTACGGGGTTTCCCTTGGGGTGTACTCATGGGGAGTTTCCCCGGTCCTTGTGGCTCTATTGTCCCACACAATCCAGTGAAGCTCCGCCAATCTGTTGCAATGTGAGAAAGCCGCAGCGCATCCCGTAGGCTCAGGTGCGGCTTCTTCATGCTGCAAGATACCATAGCACTAGGGGGCTAGGCTAGGGCAAATGACTCATGCGGTTTAGGCGGTTTGACCTATTCCCTGCGGTTTGCGCTGGTGCTAGGGTGGACGCATGAGGAAGGAAACCGGAGGGAAAGAAGATGGAAACACAAATGGCCGCTAACGCCTTCTTGTTGGTTGTAGCATTGCTGTATGGAATTGTGCGAGTTGCAGATCGCCTTGCAACTGGGCGCTGGTAGTGCTCCCACCGTCTGCTTGCTCTACGGAGTCGGCAGGCTGAGGGATGCTAAGATCATGAGCAAGAAAACTGCATTGGGTTGTCCAGCTTGTAATTGCTCCAACGATGTTCCACAAATCAGGTGCGAGAATTGCTCATACATCTTTTCGCCTGACTTGCTAGAAGCTGCGCGGGATTTATATCTCGCAGGTAAACAGCTTCTCAAGGAACGGTCGAAGAAGGTGTATGAATCGGATGGAGAGTTTCAGCAACGGTGGGCCATTGCATGGGAACGCTTGCAAAGGGCTGTAGCCAAAGTTGAGAGGGTGAAATGATGAAACCTGAACTGCTAGCGAAACTCAACACGCTGTTACATGCTTGGCACGAAGCTGGGCGCGAGTCATTTGAGCACCGCTACAAGAATCTTGACTATGACTCACCAGGTTACGCCAAGAGCGCAACCGAGCGCCGGAAATATATCGCTCTTGACTCTGGTTCGTCAGGTGCTTTTCTGGTGGACAAGAACACAGGGCACATTTTCACCATCAAGGCATACGGTGTGCCGAAGCACTGGATCGGGAGCATAGACGAATTGAGCGGGGCGCAACTCTTCAATTGGAGGCCATACTAAGATGTTTCTAAGGAACTTCCGCTGGTATCGGCGTTGGGTTGGAGGCAAGTGGGCTAGAGCCACTGGCTATCTGTGGGGCAAGCGCTGGGTGTACTGCCCACAGAGCGCAGGGCGGGTTGAAGAGGACTACACACAAACCACGTTCTGCTACTGTCCGATCTGTCGGCATGAACTGTGCTCAGACCCCGATGCATTCGTCTATGACAAAGAGTGGGTGCGCTACAAATGCCCAAAGTGTGAAACCTACAGCGATTGGCATTTTGATGCCCCTG